TGAACGTCACGGAGGGCGGGCAGCTATCGGGCGCGCAGTTCATCGCACCACAGATCGGTGGCGTATCGCTGGACCATATTCCTTTCGCATTCATCAATACCAACGACCTCGTGCCCGCAACGGACCTTCCACCGCTCCTTGGGCTGGCGGACCTGTCACTTGCCATCTACCGCGGAGACGCCGACCACCGGCATGCGCTCTACGCCTCGGCCCAGGACACCCTGGTCCGAACGGGGGCCACCGAGGAACAGCAAAATCTCCCCGTTGGCGCTGGCGCAGTCGTCGACGTCCCGATCGGCGGTGACGCGAAATACATCGGCCCAGAGTCTGCCGGGCTAAGCGAAATGAGGGAGTCAAAGAAGGAAGACAAGCAGGAGGCGGAGGGCTTCGTGTTGCAGATGCTCGACTCTTCCGGTCGGGAGGCAGAGAGCGGGGAGGCGCTACGGATCCGCGTTGCCGCACGAATGGCAACGCTGTATTCGCTCCAGAACACCGCAGCTCAGGCGCTGACCGACATCATGACATCTGCGGGTGAGTGGATGGGGCTTCCGGCGTCCGAGCTGGCGAAGATCGTGATCAAACCAAACCTGGACTTTGGCGACGTGAAGGCGAACACGCAGGCGCTTCGGGAGTTGATGGACGCAAAGATCAAGGGGGCGCCGCTGTCTGACAGAACGATCCACGGGTGGGCGAGGAATAACGGATTCACCGAGATGGCCTTCGAGGAAGAGATCGAGGAGCTTATTCGCGAGGAGATGGACAGGCCAGGCGGGGACGCCGGCATCAACATCGACCCGACGCAATCGCCCACCGAGTAGCGGCATGTACGACTTTCTTCCTTGCATTCGTTGCGGCCGAGGTTTCATCGACAGGGCGCCTCGCAAGTTCTATTGCGGGGAGTGTCGCGCGAACGGCGTCGAGGTTGTGCGGAACGATGACGAATGGCGGGCAAGGATTTGGGGTGGGGGTGAGTTGCGGGTGAAGTACCCGGCGGCGCCAATCGAGCCAGTGCGGTTTGAGGCGGAAGATCTGCGGGAGCTCGTCGCGGATGCGATGTTCGGGTGGCTCATGGGTGCCGACTAGGTGGCCACAAACAGCAAGATCCTCGATGCGATCGTCAGACATCGCATCGCCGTCGAGCGCGCCGCGAACCTTGAGGCGGCGAGGACTCTGCGTGTTGTGGGCGAAAACGACGCCGAGATAATCGCCATGCTTCGCGCCCGTTTGCCGCACCTCACCCCGGGGTCTCAGACCGCACGGCGAACGGTGCAACTCGTGAACGCAATCAAGAACAGCCGCAAGGCGCTGTGGGTCAAGACCCACCAAGCAACGCGGTCCGCGCTGGTTGCGTTCGCGCGCATTGAAGGTGATACGATTCAGCGTATCGCCGACAGGTTCATAACGAAGAAAACGACAGGCGTTCGAGCCATTAAGCTAAGGCAACTAGTGACAAGCGAGCCGTTTTCGCCGGCCGCGAACCAGGCGCGAAACCTAAGCCAGTGGTTCGGAAAGCTGGCGGCCGACGATCAGGACCGATTGACGGGGGCGCTGCGCCTCGGGATACGAAACCAGGACACCGTCGAGACTATGGTTCGTCGAATCGCGGGTACCAAGGCGAACAACTTCAAGGACGGCGTCATGACAATTTCAAGGCGTGGCGCAGAGGTGGCGGTTCGCACGGCCGTCAACCACTCCGCGAACATGGCGCACGCGGAATGGGCATCGCAGAACCGAGATATTGTGGTCGGACTTCAGCGCGTTGCAATACTCGACCGAAGAACCTGTGCTCAGTGCGCCGGCCTCGACGGGGGCATCGTGAAGACCGGCAACGCACCGCTGCCGCCGGGGTCGAGGGAGATCACCGAGGTTGGGCCAGTCCACGGGAGCTGTCGCTGCACGATGGTCCCGGTCCTGGCGGGGGAGGCGCAGGCACCACAGGAAATCTACCCGGAATGGCTCAAGCGTCAGCCCCGGGAGGTGCAAGAGGACGTGCTCGGCAAAACGAAGGCGAAGCTATTCAAGGACGGCGATCTGAAAATCGAGGAATTCACAAGTCCGAGGGGGAAAACGCTCACTCTCGACGAGTTGTCGAAGGCGAGACCCGAGGCATTTGAAAAGTCCGGACTTAACCCGGATGACTTTTAACCGGAGATGAAAATGAAGATCAAGGCCAGCTACAAAGAGAAGACAGACATCCCAGACGGATACGCCGACCTATACGAGGAAAAAGACGGAAAATGGATTCTGACCGGCGTTGAGGGCATCAAGAACGTGGAGGCCCTCGAAGGTACGCTCAAGAAAGAGCGCGATGCTCGAAAAGCGGCTGAGAAGGAGTCAGCCAAGTGGAAAAAGCTCGGCGACCGGGACCCCGACGACCTACTCAAGCTCGAGGATGAGAACGCTGAACTCAAAACAAGAGTCGAGTCAGGCAATGACGAGGATGCAATTCAGAAGCGCATTGACGCAGCGGTTGCCCGCGAGGTGAACCCGCTCAAGCGTAAGCTCGAGGAGGTTGCCGGGGAGCGCGACAGCGCGCTGGAGAAGAGCACTGAACTCTCGGCCGCGATGATCAACTCGAAAATCGACAAGGCCCTAACCACGGCGGCAAGCAGCGTTAAGGTGCAGGGGTCCGCGATCGCCGACGTGCTGATGCACAGGGGCAAGTTTGAGGTCACCGAGGACGGGAAGGTCGTCACCAGGGCCGACATCGACGGACTCACCCCGGGGCTCGACGCGGAATCCTGGCTGAGCGACAGCAAGGAATCTCGACCCCATTGGTGGGCACTATCCGCAGGCGGCGGCGCCACAGGTGGAACCGGTGGCGGCAACCAGAACGGGAACCCGTTCACCTCGCGCAACGCAACCGAGGCGGCAAGGCTCGTCGGCAAAGACCCGGGCAAGGCGGAGAAAATGGCGCAGGCCGCCGGCTTCCCAACCGTGCGCGATGCCATGCAGGCTATGGCTAGACCGAAGGCGAAGAACGCATAAGGTACCCCGGGCACGCCGAGGAACTCACCCGTCCCGCGTGGGGCTCCGACCCACTGTCCCTAGTCGTCCTTCCGTCCCGCTTCCGTCCCACTCGAGAGACGGGACTCGGGCTTGACTTTCCCCGTTCCATCGGGGCACGCTGACGATTCGTCCAACTACCGCCCAGGTGCCTTTGCGGAGTCGAGCCCGCAATGTGTGCTTGGGCGGTTTCCTTTTGTGCATTCACTGTGCAGAAAGGCATGGGGCGCGAGTGTAGTTTTCGATTGCTTGGGCTTGACTTTTCCGGTTTCATCCCGTTTCATCAAGGCAACACAAATTGCCGAGAGTGCCGCGACGGCTTCCCGGCTCCGAACCTAACCCGTTCCATCGGGGCGCGACGCCCGGAGCACACAAGGAAGCCAAACCATGGCGTATACCGTTCTCGCTGATATTGTCGTTCCAGAGGTTTTCTCTCCGTACATGCAAATGATGACGGAGGTCAAGAGCAAGCTGGCCCAGAGCGGCGTGCTGGCTCGAGACGCAACCGTCGATCAACTCATGTCCGGCGGTGGCCTGACGTTCAATCTTCCCAAGTGGAACGATCTCGCCGATACGGCCGCAAACGTCTCCAGCGGCAACGCCGGAGCTCCGATTACCCCGCTGAATATCTCGAGCCTCACCGAGATTGCGATTCGTTTGAGCCGCAACCAGGCATGGGGATCGGGCGATTTGCTCGCAACCCTTGCGGGTAGCGACCCGATGGAGGCGATTGCCTCGCGAGTCTCTGACTACTGGGTACGCCAGCTCCAACTCGCGACTCTCGCGACCTTGGCCGGCGTTTTCTCCGACAACGACACGAACGACGCCGGCGACTACACGATCGACATCACGGGAGCATACACCCCGGGAACCACAGACTTTTCTGCCGGCGCGTTCATCGATGCGGTTCACACGATGGGCGACTCCGAGGGCGACCTTGGGATCGTCGTCATGCACTCCGTCGTGTACGCCAAGGCCAAGAAAAACAACCTGATCGACTTCATCCCGGACTCGATCAATCCGCAGGCCGCTACGATCCCAACGTTTCTGGGTCGCCGAGTCCTGTTCGACGACGGGATGCCCGTCAACACCGCGGATTACGACACCTATATTCTCGGCGCGGGTGCGCTGTCCTGGGGTGTTGGCAATCCGAAGATACCGTCCGAGGTCTACCGTCTCCCGCTCGATGCGGCCGGCGGCGGAACCGACGCCCTTGTCTCTCGAGTCGAGTGGGTTGTCGCACCGCGAGGCCACGCCTTTACCGGCGCAACGCCCGCGGCTGGCGGACCGACGAACGCCGCAACCGCAGGGAACCTCGCCCACGTGGGGTCGTGGAACCGCGTTGTCTCCGAGCGCAAGCAGGTGAAGATCGCACGCCTGCGCACCACCGAGGCATAGGCCGCACATCCCTATCGGGGGAGGGGCAGATCTCCCCCTCCCCCTTTTTTTTGAAGGACGGGTTCCCATGTCTCGATTACCAGAAAACGCGCTGAAACACACCCTTGAGGCGCTCTACGACTTCCTCAAAGCGTCCCCCAACATGCTCAACGAGAGCGTGCCGCTCACGACAGGTGCGGCGCCCGTCTCGCCCGACCTGACGGTCTACGAGACGAAGATCACTTCTGGCGGTACTGCCGGCAGCGAGGATCTCAACGTTGGTGACGGCACCGGCGCGATTATCGGCCAGCGGCACCTCTTCACGTTCGAGACGCGAACAAATGGCAGTGATGTAATCAACTTCGACCACGCGAACATGGATGACGGTCTGACAATCACCGACGTATCAATGGACGCCGCGGACGAGTTCATCCTGCTCGAGTGGAACGGCCTCAAGTGGCAGATCATCTACTCGGCGGCCGGCGTCGTGACATCCTCGTAAGGCAATCAAACTCATGGGATACGACATCAAAGACGCAATGCGCGACCTTGACCCGGCGGACGATAGCCACTGGACGCAGGCGGGCAAACCGTCGCTCGAAGCACTGTCCGAGAAAATGGGCGAGAGAGTGACACGAGCGCAGGTGAACGAGGCAAATCCAGAGTTTTGTCGGCCTGCTGCCCCGTCGTCACCCCAACCCATCTCCGGTGACGACGGGGAGCAAGCCCCACCCAGATCAAGCGACGAGGAGCCAACGCAGCCGAACCGAACCGGGCGCGCTGCCGCGAAGGCGAAACTGGACAAGGCCATTGCAGAGATCGACGCAGGTCAGGCCAAGTGTCGAGAGATGCTGGCGAAGCTCGCAGACGAAAGTGCCGCGCTGGACCGCAAGGCGGACGAGATGCGGCGAGAATTCGACCAGGCGTTTCCGCCGCTAACGGCGGCAGAGCGCTACAAGCTGGTGACCGACCGCGCCCACGAAGAGCGTCGGCGCGCATCGCAGCGAGCGGCCAGCGCGGCGACCATGGGGACAACGCGCCTCGATGCGGCCCTCGGCATGCGGAGGGGCGGCC